TGGTTTCTGTTCCAAATAAAATTAAATGTCTGTCTGGTGAGGAAACTAAACTGAGTCGTGAAGTTGTCGGAGCGTTCGCTACAATCGCAGCTCGTGTACCTACTCCCACAGAAGTATCCCAACGATAGGTACCGCCATTAAGTTGAGTGGCAATTAAATCTTCACCGAAGTTATCGAGTGACCATTGTCTTGCTTCGAGTGTTACATTAGAAACGGTGGAAGGTTCTCCCCATGCTCCTGCTCCCCAAGTATCAGTTCCCCAACCATAAGCAGAAGTTGAGAAAGCCGGGCCAGGATTAATTTGATAAGCTGCATTACCTGCACCCCCACCGCCTGCAGTTGAGCCTGTTGCAGTCGATGTATGAGTCACTGTATAAGCCGAAGTATTAACAACGGAAGTTACTTCAAACTCTTGATTCATATCAAGTCCGTCAATCGTAGAAAAAGAATCAAAGGTCACAAAGCTACCTGCTTCACAACCGTGTCCTGCATCAGTGACTAAAACAGTGGCTGTACCATTCGTGGTAAAAGGATCCGTTAAAGCTTCAGTTGCTCGAATCGGAGTGATGTCAGAAATAACTCCTTCTTCATAAACATATAATTTTCGATCGGTGCCAAAAGCATCGTACCTCGTGCCATCTAAAGAAATCCAAGCATGTTGATCTCGTACCACACCAACAATCGTGGTTTCAATAAACTTGTTCCAACCTTTAATTTTTTGGGGAAGGCCATTAAAAAAGCGTACATTATCCGAGTCTACCCATTGTCCTTGACCCGTGTAATCCGTGACTTCTTTATTAATGCCTGGTTTTATTGTAAAATTAGTTAATGGCATTTAGCCACTATATAACACAAATTTACGTTTTCCAAGTAATGTTAAAAGCCATAGAAATTCTTTCTTTATCACTAGTATGGTGAGATACTCCATGTTTAGTTGCACCTGGAAAAAGTATTAGCATATTGCTTTCTAATTTAACTGTTGAGTTATAATCAGCGAAATTCATATATGTGTTATCACATGGAACATCAAAATAAAACGACCCAGACCAAGGTATAGGAATGTGAATATGCTCTGCGGTGTAATCTCCTTTTTTGTGTTTCATTCCCCACGATTCAAGCAAACTAAATTCTAAATAATGATTAGGAGTAAGTGTTCTTAATTTATAAATAATTTTAAGAGTGTCTAAAATTCTGATGTGAAAATTATTCATTTCATTAATCTCTAATAAAGATCGCCAACCTGTTGACTTTGCAATGACATTACTATCTCTTTTTTCAGTTTTATTATCTACCGCATTAGAAACATTTTTTTTTAAAAAATTTAAATAATCTTTATTATATAAATAATTGTGAATGATATAAACACTGTTTATTGAATTAGAGGAAGACTGTAATAAAGAAATATCCAAAACTATATTCTTTCGCTAAAAAATGTAGTTACTGTGAATTCACCTGATTTACGATGACCCATAAAATCTTCAAAGTGCCTATATTTTCTTCTTAAATAAAAATAGGCATCAGGATTCCAATTACCGTTATCAAGAATTAAGTTATTTTTATAATTTATTTTTTCTATTAAAGCTTCAGCCACATAAAGCCTGAGGTTATTAGCACGAGGATTATTATCAATTAATATAAAATCAGCATCTTTAAAAGATTGAGAGTCTTGCTTGTAAAAAGAAAGACCAAACTGTCTTATTTCAACATTGGGTAAGTTAAAAGATTTAATTCTTTGAAGCCAATTTAAATCATCTTCGTAGGTAATTACTTTTTTAAATTTATTACTAAAATAAATAGTAGAATCTCCTGAACCAAATTCAATTAAAGTTTTTTCTTTTACATCTTGTTCTTCAAGCCATTCTATAAAATGATAAGTAAGTAAAGGAAAATTCATTTATTTTTTCTGAAATAAAGAACCAACATGACCTTTAAAGGCTCTATTTCCAAAGTGAGTTAAAGGCATTGCTATATCCGCCCAGATATCGCCACCACATTCTAGCCATAATCTAGAGAAGTAATAATCTTCGGATAGATATCTTTTCTTTCCTGGACTTGTTTCGTATATACCTGCACAAAATAAGTCATAACAATTATCAGATTTAAAAGACTTACCATTAATAATTTGATCAGATTCATATTTACGCTCAGGAAACTTTTTCATCATAGTGCGAAAGACTTCTCTTTTTACCAACATCATCCCTGTCGCAGCTTCTTGTACCTTACAAAAACCATTTTCCATTTTAACATTCATTGGATCATCAAAATTTAAATTATATCCTAGTGATTTAATTTCTAATTCTTCAGGGGTTGCATTAGGATTATCTTTTAATATTTGAGGTATTTTTTCAAAATGAACATGTTTTCTTGGGTAAATGCCACACACCACATCTTTATCAAAACAAAGCATTCGTTCTATATTTTTAGCTTCAAAACCTATGTCTGAATCAATGAATAATAAATGAGTCGCAACATAGTCTGTAGCATCCATCATCATGGAAACAACGGTGTTACGAGCACGAGTAATTAAACTTTCATTGCCCATGGATTGCATACGCATTCCTACACCTTTGGCCATGGACCATTGTTGTAATTGCAATAAGCCATGCATCGTATTCTCGGTGAGCATTCCACCATACATAGGCATTCCTAAGAATATTTTAAAATTCTTATCTTTTAGTTCTTCTGGTTTAATCATTCTTTTTCTCCTAACATGTGTCTTTTATCAAATTTAAATTCTTTGTAAGACCCTTCTTGATCCACATAGTGTAAAAACACAGTAATAAAGTGATCATGTGTACACATTTCTCTCCAATGAATTTTATCCATTCCTTTAAATATTAAAGCATTATTAGGCAACATTGAAAATTTATGTTCTATTCTGTATTTACTATAATTACCTTTGCTATCATAATATTTGTAATCAGAATCTTTATCTTCTTTCCCAATAAATATTTCATAGGGTTTATCTATAGGATCTGCTCCTAAACATAAAGCAACAGTGTATTCGCAAGATTCCCGATCTTTATGTACTTTTAAATCTGAACCTTTGTCATAAATCCTCAAGTAAGAATATGTGGGCCATAATTTTTTACCAACATTTTGTTCAACAACAGGGGTGCTCATATCCATTATTGTTTCCATTAGATAATCACTATGTTCCCCTATCAAGGAGTTAGTTTGAGAATCTATTTTAAAAAATTTCTTGTTTGAAAATTTTACCACACAATAAGAATAACAAAGATTTAATATTTGATTAGGTAAAAATTCTTTTATAAATAAGGGTTCCATTATACGACCCACGCAATGAGCGAGTACCTTACTCCTTTTGTAATTTTATTTACTTGATGTGGAAACATGAAATTAGAAGGAAAGATTATAGCGTCTCCTATATTTTGCGGAAATTGTTTAAATTGATTTGATAAATCAAAAACAAATTCTCCACCTTCAAAATCACTATTTAAATTTATTGAAATGGATAAAAGTCTCTTAGTGCATGTAGTTCCGAAATCTACGTGAAACTTATATCCAGCATCATAATCATTTGCTTCATATTTTAAAATTTCTAATTGAGATATTTTTTGAAAACACACATGAGCGTGTCTATCTTCATAACTTTTTGCTAATTCAAAAACTTTTGATTTTATATAATTAGATAGAATCGTTTCACCAAAAGTTTTAGGAATAAGAATTTCTTTTCTAAGACAATTTCTTATTTCCTTATTCAATCCCGCTGTTATTTTTGCGTCTATCAATTCTTGATCATAATAAGAAATAATCTTATTACAAATTTTTTGAGGGATTGATTTACGAACTTCTAAAATATAGTTGTCCACTAAAAAGTAATACTATGCCCTGAAAGGTAATTTGTTCTTGCTATGTCAGCGACGTTAGTTGCTTGAGAGCTATTAGCAGTGTAAGTTTCAACGTTGGCTTCTGGGTTCGCTGTTTGCCATGTAGTGAACTGCTCTGAAAGATTTGCATTATAACTATCTTTCCAAACGTCTTGTGCTTCACATCTTATTACAACATTTGTTGCCCAACCAGGGAAAGAAGATAAAGATTCATTTTCTCTGTTGTCAATATATTCTAGTTCACCTGTATTGGTCGTAGCATTCCACTGTAGTGCATGGACATTAGCATCAATTTCAGTGTGTGATCGAATATTTAAATAAGATTTATTATCAATCATTACATCCGATTCGGTATTTCCTGTACCAAATCTTGGACCGTCATTTTGATTACTTGGATTTAAACTAGCATCAAAAATGATGGTTATTTTTTGATTTGCAGTTGTGTTATTTACTGTCGTTGCCATCTTTTTTTCCTTTCTTTGTTTTTATCTTATTATTGCTTAATTGTCTAATAGTTTCATCCTCTAAATTAGGATCATTTTTTTCAATCGCTTTTTGATGATCGCCTATTTTTCCAAAGATACTGCTAATATTTTTCATATCTTTTCTTGTTTGAGGACTAGCAGCTAAAATATTGTTCATGACATTTTGACCTTTAACCATTTCATTTCGAAAAGATTCAGTTGCAGCTTGCACGCCTGTCATTTTTGCAGAGTTTTCTACTAAAAGTAAAGGAAGCCATGCAATAGAACAGCCCCATTCTTGAACATCTAATCCTGTTTGAGGGTGCTTTCCTTGAAGCATATTATACCAAAGACATTGATGCTTGATGCATTTTTTCTGTAATAACGGGCATTTTCCGTCGGGATCAAATATAGGCATTAATCTTTTGTAGCGATTATAACGTTTGCGTATTTAACATCTGCTGCTGGAATTGTGACATCCGCTGTTGCAGAGGATAAAGAACCACTAAATGGGTGTGAGTGGCTTCCGCCTCCTCCTGTAGCACCTGAGATCTGTGTTAAATTTTGTTCAGGAGGACTACCTGACTTTAAAACTGATCCATTTCCACTTCCAATAGATCCTACAACTGTGTGAGTATGTGAGGGAATTTGAGGAGTAGACAAAGTTGTGCCTCCTACTGTACCTGACACAGATCCTGAAACAGGTTGTGCGGGAGCAGATTTGTTGGTTGTTGCTAAGAAGGATGAGAAGTAAGATGTTGTACCACCTGTACCACCACCAGTTCCTGTGACAACCGACATAACAGTATTCGATAATGCAGTAGCAGTATCCTGTGTCCATCCTGTTGGAGCAGATGCTTGATAGAAAACCATTTTTGTTCCTGAAGTAAAAGGATCAACACCAGTTAATCCTGCACCGTTCCCTACATAGGATGTTGCATTAACTGTTCCTACAACATTCACATTATTTTTTACAGAAAGATTTCCTAAAGAATTTGCAAAGAGATCAACAACAGTATCCCCTGTGCAATATTGCACAGTGTGAGAACCTTGAACGATAGCAACACCATTAGCAGCATGTCCTGTTGGTGCTACTGTTAAACTGAAAGCACCAGAGGTGTTGTTGAAAAAGATATAATTTGACTCAACAGCAGGAATAAATACGTAAATATTTCCTGTTAAAGTTCCTGTAAATTCGATTACTTTGTTAGAAGACTCAGCAGTCGGATCAGCATTATTGGATGTCAATGTGACGTTGGCTGAACCTGCAACGGACTTAGATAAGTAACCTGCACTAAAAGCATCAAGTGTTTCTAAGTTTGTATTAGTATTATTTCCCCATGTATTGGCGTTAGCGCCTGTTTCCATGAGTTCGAGTTTGAGTCTATCTGAATATGTACTTGCCATGTTTTAAACCTCTTTAAAATATATCTTTTTTAATCCTTCAAGCAACATTTTTTTATGCTGCCACTTCGATCCAAGTATTACTTGCACCTGTTACTACATTCGCCCATGGAGTCGATCTCATATTACCTAAAACCAC